CAGCAATAACAAATCCTTCTGCACGATAGGCCACAATAGTATCTTTAAGATCCTGAACTACTTGCTGTGCTCGACGAGCATACTCTACATAAGTCTGTGGATCTTGTAGTCCAGCGGCACGTTCTTCTGCTAATACCTGTTCAACTTTGCCATCTGTACTAGGATGTTTACTAAACACAAAAACATAGCTGTTACCATGGATAGGTGTTTTAGTAATATCAATTAAGTTTAAGCCTGCACGTTTGGCTAGTTCATTCATGCTGTTGGCACAGAAGAAACTTAGATGCTCGTGATAGATAGTGTCAAACTCGTTGTTCTTAACCATGTCTGCTTGACTAGTTTGTATAAACAATACGCTACTATCGTGCATGATTTCTTTACATTGCTGTAAGAACTCTAATGGATAGCTGTTATGTGCAAATACATTCTGCGCATTGATGATATCAATGTTTTTGGCTTTCAATCCTTCTACATGAGCCGCTGTAAAGTAATCTAAGATAACTTCGTGATTCTTACTGCTAATTGGATGTAGGTTTGTAGCTGGGTCAACACCATAAGTTGTTAAGCCAACCTTTTTAAATGAATCTAACTGTGTGCCATCATTACACGCAATGTCTAATACACTGGTTGGCTTCTCCGAAAAGAATTCAAATGAGTAGTTAGCAAACCAATCAAAGTAATCTTTAAGTGTTTGGCTAGTGCCGCTTACATACAAATAGTTACGGAATAATAAGTCAGGATCAACTGCATGACTTAACTGCAAGTGACTACATTCTGTACAACGATTAAGTTTTAACGGAAATATTAATTCTGGCGTTTCTGGTGATTCTAAGAAACTATTGGCCATTGGTTGTTCACTAAGGTCTAAGGTTGGTTCTAAATGCTTACTGCCACAGCACAGGCATTCAGTTAATTCTTTCGCGTTATCGGTCATACTCTTTTTCCCATTGATATGTCATGTAATTGTCGCGGCGTTCAACGTGTGATTCCGCATATCTTTTTTTTAGACTAGTAACTATTGTACTAGGTGTTTCAGTAAATGTAAAGTCAAAGGTCTTTTGAAATAAGGTTGTGTCTAGTCCAAAGTCATATGCGTTAGCAGTAACTCCTCGGTCAACTACCTGCACCGCCAGCTCCTCGGCTACAGTGGTAGCAATATATTCAACGGTAGCGTTGAAACTAGCCATGTTGTAGATACCCGCTTGTGGACGTTCAATACAGTGTGCTATACCTCGACATAGATCTTCAATGCCTAATAGGGCACGATTGATATGCTTGTTTGTTACAGTAATTTTACCTTGTGTGTTAGCCGCATTATACATAGCATTGATCATAACATCGGCACGTAGGTTAGGTGCCCAACCGTTGACTGTACCAAAGCGTAGACCCATTATGGTATGTCCGTTACTGATAGCAATCTTAGCTTCTAAGTCTAAAGTATATTTGGTAATGTCGTAATTGTTTACAGGGATAAACTGTCGATTTTCTTCAGTAAACAATTGCCCTGGTGCACTATTACCGTATACGCTTGCTGAACTAGCGTAGATCAACGGAATATTTTTATGTGACAATTTGTCTATTAGATCAGTAAAATTAGTAACATTGTTTAACCAAGGACCACGTATATCACCATTACAACTGGCTACACTACTATGGCCAGCTAATAAAATTACAATTTTATATTTAGATAATGTATCAGCTGTGAGCTTATGATAGTCAGTCCTACAACTAGTTTCGTCATAATTGTACCAGCAACAGTCTACACTGTCTACTGTATAGTGCTGTGCCAGTACTTGTCTTAGTCTAGAGCCAACATAACCATTACCACCAATGATTAAGATGTGTTTCATTAATCAATTACCATCATACCATTTGGTGCAATATTACCTTGTAGACCTACTACGTCTAATTCAACTAACTTATCAGCAGGAATAAATTTAGCCATACTATGTTCAATATCAATGTATTTTTGCTGATTGAACACAGCAAACATGTTCTGAATAATTTGATTAAACAAATTTATAGTATCCACAAATAGACTAGGAGTAAATGAATATAGTCTAGTCTGCAGTAATTTATCTACGCCAGTGTCGGCAGATGGAATCCAACTTGGTTGAGCTTGCTTAAACACATATTTGTTCTGTGTATCAGCATGATCAAATTTAGATATATCAAATTGATCTGTTACAAGATAACGACCACTAAGTTTGAATATGCGATTAGATTCTGTAATTACTGACATCAGCTCTGGATCAGTGCTGATATGAGTTAATGCTTTTAGCATACCAATGCACTCCATTGAGTTTTTACCAATGTCGTAATTTGTCACATTATTATGGAAATGTTGAATGTCAGGATCGTCACTGTTGTCAATATAATAGTCAACTGTATCTAGTAGTTCTTCAAACTCTGCGCTCTGATCATTTTGTACTTCGACTTTACTGTTGTCAATTAAGATAATAGTAGCATCGGGTATGTACTTACGTGCGCTCTGTGCGGTGGCTAATGTCTGCGCTATGCGTTGAGCTGTGGTATAGATACCATAGTTAGTGTATACTGCCGATGTAATTAGGACTGTGTGTTTACTCATATAGGTGTACTCGTGATTAATTTTGTTGCTGGGCGGTGATTTTTATCTAAAACTACAATGCTATCATAGTAGTGCATGCCTACGACTTCTTTGTAGTAGTCTGCAAAGATTGTATTGTTTGGATGCAGGTCTTGTCCACGATAGTATTCTCTATTCATAGTGTCAGTGACTAGTTTACTATAGTTTAAAAATGTAGTACTGTTAGTCATGCCGCCACCGTATTCTGGCCAATAGTTAGTGTGCGTATCTTCGCATAGGTAAACTCCACCGATGGTCAAGTGAGGCCAAACTTTTTGCAAAGTGGTAATTTGATGACTACAGTGATGACTACCATCATCAATTAGGATATCAATTTGAGGATATTCTTTTAAGAATTTGTCCCAAAATGCAGGATCACCTTGGTTACCGTTGACCTGTATACAGCCCGGTGTTTGTATTTCTGGTTTAAAAGAATTGGGATCAATATCAATACCTACGATAGTTGCGCCCTCACCAAAGTATTTCTGCCACATTTCAGCACTACCACCGCGGCAAATGCCTACTTCAACCACTACAGGCTTCTTACCTACAAACTTACCAAAGTGTTGTTCATAGATGTCAAAGTAATGTGTAAACTTACCACAATGTCGGTCTAAATTGTCAAATATTTCTCTTAGCATCGTAACCATCTCTCATTATCTAAAGTCCATTGTACTACTTCACCAATTCGATCAGTTAGGCTGACTTTGGGTTCCCATCCTAGTTCACGCATATAGTCACCACTTAGTGCATAGCGTAGATCATGGCCTGGGCGACTACTGTGAAAGTCTACCATGTCATATTTAAGTTCTTTACCCTGCGCATCAGCAATGATCTGTGCCAACTGTAAGTTGTTAATCTCTTGCTTGCCTACTAGGTTAAACTTAGGACATTTAGCATCACCGTAGTCTGGTTTAAGTTTAGTACTGTCTAAGCCTAACAAGAAGAACATGGCATCTGCTACGTCTGCTGCATGGATATAAAAACGACTGCCTGGAATTGTACGTGTGCTGTCACTGTGAATAGTAATACTATCACCGTCGTTTACCTTACGAATACACATTGGAATAAATTTCTCTGGGTGTTGACGTTGCCCAAACACGTTCATTGTATGCGTAATGTAGATTGGCATCTTGTAGGTATTTTCAAACGCTACAGCTAATTCTTCGCCGCCAGCTTTGGTAGCCGAGTATGGATTTGAACTGTTATAACGATCACGTTCAGCATAGTTTACACCGTTTGGTGCTGGACCAAATACTTCGTCTGTTGAGAAGTAAATAAATCGTTCTAGGTTAGGTAGTTTACGTGCAAACTCTAAGATGTGACCTGTACCAACTACGTTGTCCCAGACAAACTCCATTGGAAACTCGATACTACGATCAACATGCGATCCTGCGGCTAAGTGTAATACATAGTTTACATCACCTATATCACGAGCTATCATTGGATTTAGTTCTGCCCGTAGATCGTGAAACACTATCCGGACACGTTTACGTGTTTCTACGTCGAAGTCTGCCATCATATCTGATAGGCGATTTAAATTGCCAGAGAAGTCTAAGCGATCTAAACTAACAATATTCCAATCGGTATTTTTTAATAGGTTTTCGATAACATGGTGCGCAATAAAGCCGGCGCCACCTGTTACCAGGACGGTTTTTGACATTGATTTCTCCACTTTTCATTGAATTTTACTAGCTTAGGTATTTATTTTACCTAGTACAGCTAGTAAAATTATGCAGCTACAGCCACTTTGGCTTCTACGTATTCTTTAATAAATTTAATTGCTTTACGGCTAGTATCAAACACATACTCATTTGCTTCGTCTTCTGTGTTTAGGATAACAATAAAACCATTAGTTACTTTACGAATTTCAATTGATTCAAACATTTTGTTACTCCAATAATTATAGAATGTTACTGTACAAGTATATGTTCTTTTGATACTTTAGTCAAGAGAAAAGGTGCCATAAAGACACCTTTTATATTAATAATTTAAATTTTTGATCTAACAATGGATTGTCAACTGAGCCAATAAAATCTTTTTGCTGCCATGCAGGTAACTGCATATTAATATTATCTTTTGTTAATTTCTTAGCTAAAGGTCTGTGAACACTTGTTGACAGCTCTTGATCTAATATTTTTTCTATTAAATAGTCATGATGTGCAAGTATATTGGGATGAAAGTCTGTTTCGTGAGCCAATGAAAATAATTCTTTGCGCTCAACATAATATTGCCACAATCCAGCAAAAGACTCCGGGCTGTCAATGGTCGGGTTACCCACAAACTTACCCCAATCTATTCTATCTAATAATTTCTTAATAGGAGATAAGTTGAGTATGCTTTGTACTTTTTTATTATCTACCTCGGACAACTGATTTTTTTTATCCCAATTAGTAGTAAAATTTGGTATATAGTTTGGTCGTGTATCTATCCAAGGGTTGGTCATAAACATCATTGTATAAGATATGCCTATCCCATCTAAAAGTTGTTGCGTGTCGTATATAATTTTAAATGTGTCAACAATATTATGTATTTGACTAAATTTACGATCAGGATGTGTCCTATATAATCCCGTGTAGTCTTCGCCGTCACTGAACCACAATTTTTTATCATTAGGAAAAAACCCAGCAACATCATTTTCTATAACCCAGTCTTCTTCATACCATTGGGTTATTCTATTGGGTTCACTCCACATAATCATAACATGATCCTGTGAGGTTATCTGCTCTACTCGGTCAACTAATAACCAATACATGAGTTGGTTTCCGTATCCAGGACAGGCCCAATTGGTCACAGGATGTTTATATACTGTTAGCCAATCAGCCCAAGTTGGCCAATGCCACTTGGCAAAACTACATCCTAACGTATAGATCATTATTGTTTAGGAGTTTGGCCTTGAGGAGTTGATTTTAATTCAGTGTACTTGCGATTTTTGCTGGCCATGTAGCTAGATTGTGCATCTATCATTGCACGTCTATAAATATTACGTGCTTCTGGGTCAATGATATTAGCTAATGTAATTTTATTCATTTTACCAAACTTAAATGTTGAGTTTGTTTTTGCCATGTTAGTTCTCCTTAGAATGAATTGACTTTAAGATTTAATACAAAATTTTCTACTAATAGTTTAGTAACAGTAGCAATTAGAATTGCTTCACCGTCGGGTGATTGACTATATTGTTCATACAGTTCATATGCTTCACTACCAATAATTTGATAGATGCGATCTTTTTCTAGTGGTAGATTATCCCAATCAATCGTATCTGTTGTTTCTACTTCTTTGGCTAACTCTATAATCTGTTCTTGTGTATATTTCATATAATTAGTATATAGTCTTTAGATATTAAGGTCAAGAAAAAAGGCACCGAAGTGCCTTTTATATTTCTATATGCAACAACTTAAAACTAGCAGCACGTGCTTCGTGTCCGTGGTAGCCACGTGGGTTACATACTACGCGAGTAGTAGCAATCTCATAGTCGAAGCCATCATGTGTATGCCCGTGTACCCATAACTTAATCTGTGGACGATAAGCTATGTAGTCACCAAGTTCAGTATGAAACGCACCATTTAGAATACGATCACCCTGCCAACGGGGTGCGCAACTCTGCCAGCTAGGTGTGTGATGGGTGACCACTACATACTTCTTTGTCTCATCATTCATCAAAACATGGTTAATATAGTCCATAGCACGTTTATGGTCTTCAACACTGTCTTCGGGACTAAACTTGCTGACTTCTTCTTTGTACTTGAACCCAATGACCTTGCGATCTACGTTGTATTCGCCATCATCATATAAGGGAACCTTACGTTGTAGCATACGAAGACTGTTCTTTACATTGCGAAAGTCATTCATCATGTCTTTAACCGCATGTAGAGTAACAGGATCTTCATCGTTCATATTGGTCCACAAGGTAGCACAGACAAAGGTAACATCCTCTAATTCAAGTGTTTCCTTGTCCATGACCTGTATGTTAGGAAACTTAGCTAAATGACGTTTAAGTATGCCATAGCTATAAGCAAAGTCGCCGTTGTAGTGTTCGTGATTACCTAAGATGTAAATGACTTTAGCAAACTCGTTTGATACTTGTTCAAAGAAAGCAAAGTAACGTTCTGCTCGTTTGGGCTCGGTGATTTCAAAGTCACGAGCCATACAGATATCACCGGCTAGGATTAAGACATCGGCATCAGAGTCGTTGGTCAGCTCCAAACTGCCAAACTCCAAATGTATATCCGATGCTATTGCTAAACGCACGTTGCTCTCCTTATTGATATGTGTATTATACTACCAAACAGCTAATTTGTCAAGCTGCCTTTTGTGTTTTAAGCACATGATGTAGTCTATCGGCGGCATAACTTGCGCACCAAGCATTTGGTTTAACCATTGGAATAACATTGCACGTTCCGCGAATGTAACCTATTGCTTGTGTTACAACACAGCTACTACCATGTTCTTCGTTTGGGTTGATGTCTAAGTGTACAGCAACATCACGACCTTCTAATACTTCGTGTAGTTTCAAGTACAGTTCTGAAATTTTGTACACTTCGTTCATTAGGCGCATACTCGGACGATTACGTTTTTGGTCGTAGTCTACTTCTGTTGAACTTTCACCAAATATTTTACAGCCGTGTTTACCGTCAATGTGTACTACAATGGCCATGGTATACTCAGCATGCCACACTCCGTTTTTACGAAAGCGGGTACTGTCACCACCAATGTAGATCTTAGTTTCATCACTTTGTGCATTGATAAAATCACGCACTTCATCGAAATTCAATTTTTTCATTGCAGTACCTTTTATGTATTTAATGTTAGGTCAAATCATACCTAAATATTCCATTACTTTACGTTTGACCATTGGATTAGGGGCTCGCCAGTTACCTACATCACGAAATCCCATCATGGTACCTACTTCTGCTACAGCACCACTACGACTAACACCCATATGACAATGTACCACTACGTTCATGCTATTGTCCCATGCGTGCTGTAATGCAGCCGCTATACCTTTAGCATCTTCGTTGGTAATAGCCGCTTCAAAATAAAACTTATCGTGATCACTGTCATCTACATCTAAAAAGAAGAATTGACGCACTTCTTTGAACTGACATTTTGGTGTAGGGAACTCTGTACCAGGATCTACGATCTGTATCAGCATACTGTTGAAACCAGCAGCGTGATGGTATCCATCTCTGACTTCCTTTAATCCAATATTTTCAATCCATGGTTTCATCATCGTATTCATCCTTATAATATTCTGGGTGTTTGGCACGTACAGCAAGGTGTGTACTCATTGCACCACCACAACTAAACTGCGCACCCTCTTTAAATTTTCTTCCGTTAAGTTTAAATGGCTTTAATACACTATCACCATTCCACCAGCCGCGTTCAATCCTAATGTATCCAAGTAGACTTAACTGCTCACGCAACTTAGCAAACTCTGGGTGGTCTTCTGAACTCGTAGTACCACATTTACCCTTACCTTGTAAGATTAATATTAATTCTTCATCTGTTGGCTCACGACCGTTTTTAGTGTAAGTGTTCCATTCTTCATGTATAGTTACACTGGTTAGGTATTCCGGGTCTATGGTAAAGTCCATCATTCTTGTCCGCGTTTTCTTAGTTCATCTATTAGGCCATTGTAGGCTAATGTATATTGTTGTTCTAATCGTTCTAACATATTAATGCAACTTATGATGTGTGCTGTATCCATGTCACTGATCAATAAGACTTTGCGTGTTTTAGTTAACCACGTCATCCGATGCGTCCTGCGATACTCCTTAAAGTCCGCATTGTTAGGCGTACTTAGTATGTCCCAGGCTAATTGTTGTTCTTTATCCATGTGTGTATTATACTATCATTCTACCAAAATGTCAAGTGGGGTAACCAATGGGTAACGATCCCATTCTACGACTTTCACAGAGTCGGGTGCTAAACCTTTACACTATGGTCACCATTGGAGCGGATAACGAGATTCGAACTCGTGACTCATGCTTGGCAAGCACGTGCGTTTCCTGCTACGCTATATCCGCATTAAAATGTTACTGAGCAGTAATATTTTCATTAATCGAGTCAGTTTTGACTAGAAATGTTACTGAGCAGTAATATTTGGCCGGCCCGGAGAGATTCGAACTCCCAACCTCAAGTTTCGAAGACTTGCTTTCTATCCAGTTGAATTACGGGCCGATGAACTTTGGTAGAGATGGTAGGATTTGAACCTACGGTAGGTTGCGTATGAAGCAACTGCATTGGGCCGCTATGCTACATCTCTATTGTTTGGAGCACCGAGAGGGAATCAAACCCACCTAAGAAGTTTTGCAGACTCCTACCTAAATCACTCGGACATCGGTGCTTAAAATGGCTACCTCGTACGGACTCGAACCGCATTCTCTGGTTTTGGAGACCAGGGCACATCCTATATACCACGAGGTAATAACCTATAATATATCAGACTTGATTATTTGCCAATCAAGTTGATTTTTGTTTAACATATATAATTTAAAAGTTGTTTGATTGACTGATCATATGGGCGATCAATGAATATTTGTCTATTGTATTCTATTATATCAAAATTACCAGCATAATAATCCCGTAACTCAGTTAACTCTATACTACACAGTTTTTTAATACTTTCTAAATATGTTAAAAATCTGTCAGAACCGGTATCATAGCCATAATCAAGTATGGTAGGAAATTTAAATCCGTATGTTTCACTTAATAATTTAATAAAATTAGGATTACTGTACGGTAAAATAAAATTTCCTTTAATCAATGGTTCAAAAGTTTTTTCTGTGACGTGTAATATATTTTCCTCTTCGCAGGTGCTTTCTATATACACACTACAAAACGAATTATCATATACCCAATTTGGTAGTGGACGATAACCAACCGGCAGTGATTTAACGTCACCTGTTATTACTTTATTTTTTTCTTTACAACATATTATTCCGCAATCATCATACTGTGCTATCAAAAAGTCTACCATTGCTGCTCTCTTTGACGTCATGCGTTGATTGGCCGATACAAAATATTTTAATATGGATTTATCTTTTGAAAGTTTATTAAAGGTGTAATGCTCGGGTCCTTGATAAAACCACAGCGAGCCAGTTAAATTATTATTAAGATAAAACATTTTTGTTCGATTAAACAAAATGTCATATACTATTATCTTAAGATTATCACCCTTAATGATCTTATCTAATTGTTGATTTACTGTTAGACAAATAATATTATGATCAGGAAATAAGTTGCTTATTCTAAGCCAATCGTTATTATTACAGTCATCATAATTAAACAAATCATAAATTATAATAGTTTTTTTTGACAAACATTTAGCTTGGAGTTCACATGATCTGTCATTATTGAGATAATTAAGATAGCCCAATTGAACACACATAACATCCGATGACTCGTCATGCACTAAATTAATCGAATTTGTTATCTTTAGTTCGTTAATTAACAATTCCCAATGATGAGTCATTGTTCTACCAATAACTGGGTGAGTTAATCCAACTGCATCTATGTAGATAGTTTCCATGGTTTTATTTATATCAAACTTGGCAGGGGTATCAAGACTCGAACTTGAAACGACACAGTCAAAGTGTGTTGTGTTGCCATCTTCACCACACGCCTATTAAACTTAATCAATGATACTACGTCTCTGACCCCGACGTTTTAAATCCAAAGTAAAACAATGTACACCACCTTGCCACAGATATGCATGTCGTTGCATACTAACATGGCTGGTTATTCCTTGTTTATCAAGCAATTCGAACAACTTCTGTGGGACATAGTTTGAAAATATTACATTTTTTGAATCAACAACCAACACATTAGTATTAAACTGCACTTTTTGTGCGTATCCCATCCATTGGGTCAGCCATTTTTCTATTCGTAGTGCTGAAAATTTTCCGCCAAGATGAGGATTTTGTTCTGCCCATCGAGCTGATAATTGTTGATATATTTTATCTTCTTGTACAAGTCCAACCTCAAAAATACGTTTATTTTTTAAACATTCAGGAACCCAATGTAAATCTTTACAAAAAACAGTATCATCGTCGGTCATAAAAAACCCATGATCAATATGGCCCCAATTTTTCATACTGGTGTTGTTATTTTCAATAAATCTTGTACCTGGTATGTTGCGTTTAATCCACTCAAGCCCAGTAGCAGTGCCTGGCCCTAGATTGTTTACTATTAATGCATCGCCGCATTTAAACATAGTAGCAGTATGCCACAAAAGTTGATTACTCAATTGTTTATATCTTTCAGGACCGTTAGTTGTGTTTATTAGGGTATGATCTAATATCGGGGGAGGTGCACTGATCCAATTATATCCTTGATCAAAAATATTTTTAAAAATATCGTAAAATGCTAAACTGTCAAAATATCGATCAGTTAAACTGGTATATGTTTGATATATAGTTTCACCGTAGGCCAGATATTGATCTCTTGGTACTATAGGTGCAGAAGGTATTTCTGCTGAAAAAATTGTTAGATCAATCGGTTGTTGATGCGCGATCAACGTTGGTCTATGCACCTTTACTTCCAACGATGTTAGTAGATCAGCAAGATGATTAAGATCCTCTTTAGTTTCTTTAAAAATACTGTTAACACTGTCTTTAATTTCAGGAGCAACTAACCAATCTAACTCTCCCGGATTGTAACAGTCTCCAACAATAACTTCTTCCAATGGATCCCAGTTAGTCCAAATTGACATTAATGTCCCCTATTATCTCATTGAGGTATTCTTTATTCCAGTAGCTATAATAAGCTGTTTTAGATAATTTTTCTCTAGCAGCTAACAGTTTGTCTCTAGGCTGACACAAAATTAAATTATGCTTACCGTTATTAGTTTGAATTCCGTTTATGTGGGTATTTCTATCTTTGTGGTCAGGAAGAAATATTAGTAAAGGATACTGATTTTCTAATTGTTGACATTTTTCAATTAACTGCTCTAATGTTGTTGATTCAGAGACCACATTAATAATCAACTCAAATTCTTCTGCTGGCGGATTTATATCAGATAACTCATTACATAATACTATTTCGTAAAGCTTCATGCTAGCACGTGCAAATGGACATACTGCCATTCCGCCTAAATCTTTCTGCGGTAGACCAACGTAGGTTGCCCATTCGTTAATGTCTTGCTTAATCTGCTTGTCGGAAAATAAGTTGCTGTTTGATGTTAGTTGGCTCAAAAAATTCCCTCACATAGTCATAGGCTATTTCAGTGTTAAATTGTTTACAAGAAAATATATCAATATATCCTGCACTATCACGATTAACAAAATGTGCAGTGATATTACTAGTTGTAATCATTTGTAATACACTGTATCCTTGATTGTCTTCTCCCGGTAATAGAAACTCAATTATAGGCTCACCGTGTGCAACCATATTAATTGCAGGAATCAATTTATTTAAAAATTCTTTTATGTTGTCAACATCTGTAATTTTTTTATAATTACAATTTGAACAATCAAGAATTAAATGGTAACCCCAGTACGTTTTATTATTCATAATGTTATTTACTCTTTAATAACACCGTTTCATTTAGTATTGGTCCTCCCGGCAGGACTCGAACCTGCATCAGCCAATTATCTGTTGCTACGGAGTATAAGCCCGCTGTTTTGCCATTAAACTACAGGAGGATATCCTGGCCTGCCCAGAGAGATTCGAACTCCCGACCCTGGAGGTAGAAGCTCCATGCTCTATCCAGCTGAGCTATGGGCAGGTTGTTTGGTGGGCCTTGGGGATTACGATACCCCGACCCAGCGATTATGAGTCGCTTGCTCTTCCTCTGAGCTAAAGGCCCTACTTAATCTTGGCGGAGAGTATAGGATTCGAACCTATGCTCCCATTACTGGGAGGACGGCTTAGCAAGCCGCTGCCTTCGACCACTCGGCCAACTCTCCATTTAACACTTTCTACCTTTATTATAACCTCTAATTAGGTATGTGTCAAGTTCTTCTTTACGTATTTTAAGATTCTCTACACCATTCGTAATCCACATTGTACCAAATTGAGAATTTTTCTCTCCTTGAGCATGATTTATCTTTTCAAACGTTGCTTTACGTTTAGCTTTTGCTTCTGGTGACAATGCTCTTTTATTCATTTCAGCATTTATATCAGCATTAAATTTGTGCATCCTGTTTTCTTCCCAGGCTTTCTTAATACCTTTTTTCCTGCGTTCATGAGTGTTACAGTGCCAGTCTTCATTATATCTATCTGGATTAACAAATGGTGATATTTGTCTATTCTTAACGTGACTATAGTTTAATTTCTTTTTGTTAATAAAATCAAAGCCGCCAAAACCGCCTTGTTTAAGATTGTATGTATTTTCATTTAACAGAAATTCTTCGTTAACTAATTCTGCTTCTTTGGCATACATTTCTTCAGGAGTGTCGAAGACAAATAGAATTTCTTTGATAAAATTCTCTATACCATGTTTATTAATAGCAGAATTTAGGTACGTTCCAGAACCCATATATTCGTCATTAATATTAGTTGTTTTATGGCTACCAATATAGATTTTATTATCTAATTTATTAGTAATTTTGTAAATGATGTAGAACATATATTTATTTAGTTCAATTCTCACATTCACGTAAATATTTGGCGGAAGGATGGCGTAATCGAAACCCTGGCCTTTCGGCTCCAACTGTGTTCAAAACAGTGCCAGCATCCCCGGCTGGACAACCTTCCATGTTAGTGTTAGGTATTCGTGTGTCAGGAACCTAACAAACCCCGTGAGCGCAGCCCATCCTCTTTTCGCGTCAGCGGAACCAGAATTGTCTCTTGCGAGATTGAGGTCTGGTGTAGTAATGTGTTGGGCGGTTTGCTGCGTTCTCCTAACCTCGAATACATAATGCCGCAGCTTTCTCCCAAAGTGACAAGTAACCGCAGTTGTCAATCAACTTTGCAGTTGAAATTCCCTTTCTTGTCTAGTAGCTTTAGTGTAGATACACAAGGTTTTCTGCTAACAGTGGTTTCACAACAACCGTTTTGCTCGGGCCACTACTTACCTTAAACCCAAACCGGTATTAGGGAATACCTTAATTTTAACTATTTGAGTAAATAGCTTCGTTGTTTGTCCGTGTGCTTACTTAACCATAACTTAACAAAATCTGCACATCGTTGATTGCCTTTTATTCCAAGTTGTTCGAATAATATTTCGCCATTGGTTTTAATTAGGTCTTGTAATTTAACTACAATATCAGCTTGATTAATAATATTATCATCAGTTACCAATGGGCTGTGGATCGTTTGGCCTTTATAAACAATACTCACACTTTCTCGATGTTTATTTAACTGAGCTTCTTGTGATAAGTCATCAAAATCCCATGATTGATCAAACTTAAATTTTTCAAAACATTCGTTTTTTATCCAATCTGGCAAACTATTAAATTCTTGTATGCTGTTACATTCCGGCCAATTGTCTGCTCTAACTTGTGAATAGCAATGCACAAAATTAAGATTTATGTCATTTATCATTTTAGCGTCATCGAAGTCGCCTATAAACCAATATGCTTGCTTGGTTCTTGACAAATACCACTGCGTTTCTATATCAGTATATAATACTATTAGCTTACCCGAATACGGTGTAAGCTCATCTATGACACTGCAAGCAAAATAAACTTTGTTCAATGCGTTTGATTTAAAGGTTGCACTATTATCAGGTTCGTGTTCATGTAATTTCCATTTAGATACATCAGAAATGTTCCACTGTTTTTGGAAAATATTTTCAAAATTTTGATCTAAACCACGAAATTTGCAATGGTACTTGTTAGTAAGTAATAACAAATGCAAACAGAAATACCCACCACTGCCCCCGAAATAGAAAAGTTTTATGTCATCATTCATACAATTACTTATCGTTAGGTGTTGGATACTTAATAAATTTATTTGGTGCTTCTTCTTGGTTTCGATCCAAGTACCTATGCGTTATCAACACATTGCTCTCCCGATTGAGCTAAAGAAGCATTTAACCTTTTTGTAGTATCTTATCTCTGCGTTTGTATATTGCAGCATTAGATACCCCTAACCTTCTTTCTAATTCACTTATTGTATTCTCTTGTAGAAGTTTAAGCAAATCAATTGAATCCCAATCTACTTTTCTTCTATTAGTTTGAGCACACTTATGACTACAATATTTTTGTTTCGCTAACTTTTCTGCGTTGCACACAGGACAGTTATCATATTCTGCCACCAGCACTACCTGGCCCAGAACTGAGTTGTTGCACCTGTCCGTCTATTTTCTATTTAGACAGATTAGCACTGCCTTTGTGATTTCTCAAGTCGCTCGCCTATGGAGCCTTGCAGTAGATCCAATGCACTGTGCCTCTCTGGTATCAGCAATAACCCACTTTGTATAAGGTAAAAGTGTAAACCCAGTGTTCGTGTATTAGTTAGCCCATCAACCACCGGTGCATTGCGCCAAAATTATTTTCTACTGCTATCCAATTATACAAAGGTGTTTTGAACTTTAACTCAAACCATCCGTTCTTAGAATTCACATAGTTAGCATAATCGCCTCTTTCTACATGATATGGGTAATTGTTTATATATTCAATTTCGTTTAGTTTATTAGCTGGTTGTAAAAAATCACTTATGTAGTTTGGAGAATAAATTGGCTTATACACTGTGCTGTTTTGACAATAATTTTCTAAAAATATACCATTTATATGAACTTCTCGAACCTGAAACCCAAAATCCCCTTGGTTTTTTACACTATCATTAATATTAAGTGCTTGCACCTTAATAGTATGTTCTGCAAGAATATTGTCTGCAATGGGAGATTGAATATTAACCCATTGCATATTTGCTGTCGGATTATCTACCAACCCTGCTTGATTTAAACACAATTCATCTATAATAGAAACTTGATCTATAAGTATTTGTATGCGAGGATATACGTCCGCAGATGTGCGCACACAAAACCCAAATTTAAATGTTAAATATTCCATTCTTCTTCACAATATTTACGTAATGCCGGCGGAGATATACTAAGATAATGATCTACTAATACTTTAATCGCTTTTTGCGATTCAACTGATACTTTTTGATTTAACACACGTTCTAAATTTTGAATATATGTTTGGTCCCAAATTGATCGAATTTCAAAACAGTTTAATCCAGAATATTCTGCCAATGCATCACCAATATCAAAGGATATATCTCTTGATTGTTTAGTTTGTTGTGCAATTCGTTGATACTCAATAGGAGCATGAACAAATATAATTTTGTCCGGTTCAAATAATATGTCTGTTTGGGCTTTAAAATAATTAATGTCTGCTGTTTGGTATTTTTCTATTTCCTTGCTATACCGTTGATAATCTTCATTAGTTGCATTACCTTTTTCGTAGACATGATTAACTAAAAAATATTTAGATCGGCAGTAAAATAACTCATACACACTCGATGTATCTGTACTTATAAGTCTATCTAAGATTTTCCTTGTGTGATTTTTATTATTATCATAATAAACCCGACAATCAAATGCATTACACATTAACCCCACATTAGGTGGTACTTGTTCGTACCGCCTCCAAATTGAGTGTTTTTTCTTTAATGCATCAGGAAAGTTTTCAAAAGCATTGGGTAATTTAGAAGGATCTAAGCATAACTGTATCAGCCAAGATGTTATAAATCCGCCAGACCCGCCATTATACCAAACTACGTACTGCTTTTTTTC